GAGTGGCCAGAGTAAACAGTTATAGACTTATCAAACTCAACTGAGTCTGCTTTTGCATAATACTTTCCAGCAAACCATGGGGATCTTTCAATCTTTGATTTAAAACCTTTAAAGAAAACATTCTTAGCCTGCTGTGCGTTAATAGCAACGTTAATTAAATCAATAGCATCTCCTGCTGGCTTACCAAAGTATTTTGCTGGGTCCTTCAAACATAAAAGTTTATATACGATATATGCACACGCTACTGTTGATACGAAGTCTTTTCCAGACCCCTTTCCAAGTTGCAGAATAATTTCATTCTTAGTATATTTTTCAAAGTATCTTGTGCCTTCTTCTTCGCCCATAAGATCTATGAGATCTTCTTTTCTATAGATTTGGCTCATTGCTTCTACAATGTCATACTGAATATCAGATAGACCAGGCTGACCTAGAAAGTTTTCACCCTCAACAAATGTTTTTGCATCTACTGGTGTTTCTTGAAAATGATTATCTTTGAGTACTTCAAGAAACTCATTGAACATCGTGGACAACTGTAATCACCTCGTTGTCTTTTGCAAATGCAGAAAGTCTACGCATAATTTCATCACGTATTTGTGGGTATTCGGAAGCAATATCTTTTAATATAAGAACTAGAACTTCTTGGCGCTTTTCAATTTCCATCATCTCTTCTGCAAGTTCTTTGTTTTCAAGCAGTCCAGCCTTCTGTAGCATATCAATACGCTTAGACTCAATGTCCATAACAAGTTTAATTGCTGCAGTCTTTGCGCTAAGATTATTTGTCATTGATGCTTCATCAATAACTTCGTATGTTCGAGAGACTAACTTGCTATAGTGTGTGTCTGCTGCTGCTAGTGCTTCTTTGGCACGAGCACGTATTGCGTCATTTGCAGATGCCATGACTTTCCACTCATTAATAAGAGTCACAACCTTTTGTCTTGGTATAGACAACTGCTTTGAAATTACAGTTGGATCATTACCCTTTAGGTATTCCTCTACAACCAAGTTTACTTGGTCTAAGTGTTTGACTAGATCTTCTTCAGTTGACATATTTTCCCTCTAGTCTATTTATTTCATCCTTGATATAAAAGATTGCCTTCTCTAAATCCTGTATAGTCTTTGCTTCATCTTTAAGTCCTGCTCTCCACAGATACTTAAAGGCATTACCAATGTTAAAATTACGATGACGAGTTATCTCAATGCACTCAATGCCAGATGGGTCTGATGTGTAGTGTAAGGGATTATTAACTTGATCAACTGTTATGTTTAGATTGTCACTCATAGGATTCCTCTTCATCAAGTTCCCAATCAAATGATTCTGGAATTCCTTTTAGCGCAGCAAAGGCAAAAGCAAAACCAACAGCGCCTGTGACAGCAAGTGCTACTAACGCTTTTTCAACTCTATTCATCGTTTCGACCTCCTTAATCCAAACTTAGCAAGGTATACGTAAATAGTCTCTAGACTAACTCCGCACTCCTTTGCAATCTCTTCTGGAGTTTTCTTATCCATAAGATATCTCTTACGCATAAAAGCCTCACTTGTATATAGTTTAGCAGCCATAGTGCTATTTGTCAACTCCAATTGCTTTCCCCCAATTTTTTAGAGCCCAGTGCCCAATACCACAAGCATCTGCTACATCGTTATCAGTAATAGTTCTGTCATATATTGTGTTGATAAACCTTATAGTTCTTTCTTTACGAAGGTTTCTTTCATAAGTCTTATACCAAGAGACAGACTTTCCAGGATTTTGCGACCTAATATAAAGTTGCTCATCTTTAGATATTTTTTTATTTCCTATGTAATTCTGCCAAGTAATCGGTGAAACTTTTCCAATTATTTTTGTTCCAGACTGTCCTGCTGATCCAAGGATTGCTCCTTGAACTAAAGCAAGATCTGCAGCAGTCTTAGGGCTATTCATGAAAACGGTATGCTCAATAATTATTGCTTCAAAGCCACCGTATATATCAAAAAAGGCTTTTACTTTTTTACCAGCATCCATAACCTTTTGATATACATCATCACCTTCAAAGTTAATTTTACCTACAGACTCAAGGTCATCTCCAGAAAATAATGCAAAGGCAAGACTATTAGTACTAGCATCAATAGCGCAAATCTTGTGTGGCTTTACTTCTAGACCCCACTTATTTTTTATCATTTATTTTTCCTTTTATCTGTTTAATTGCTTTACTGACTGCATCAGGATTTATACTGCAAGATGAACAAACTGGATCATCATTATATATAGAAAGAGGAAGAGAACAAGACTTACAAAGCCTAGTCTTTCCTTTTCTTTTTTTTCTTTTTGATTGCAGATATCTTGCTGCAATTTTTTCTTTTGTTGCAATGTCTCTGCAATTTGGTGAACAGTATATCTGATAAGAAACTGTTTGCTCAAACTGATTGTCGCAGCATTTACAATTGTTCACCGAGAATCTCCAAGGGCGCTATTTTCAATACGCCTGGACCTGCAGACTCACATGCTTTTTTAATTGGGCATGACTTGCATATCTTGGAATTTGATCTATAGTTTTTGTTTGGCAGGGTTTTATCTTCCCATGTCTTGCGAACTAATCTCATCCAATCAAATGCCTGGTCTACCCACCGACGGTAATGATCGTTTACATCTACAGGAATCAAAAGAAGTTCATGATTATTTTTATTCTCATAAATCATGACACCTGTTGGTTTCTTTAAGATCTTCATATAAATAAGTAACTGCATTAGGTGGCCATTTTTAGCCTTACCAGATGCTTTTCTATACTCAAATCCTTCGTTCATGATTGTTTTAATTTCACCAATAAGTTCTTGGCCTTGCCAATCAAACATAACATCTCCATAACCAAAGATGGGTGGATCATCATGTTTAATCTTAAACTCTGTTGTAGGATCATTATCTTCATCACGATAAACTTTTACTATTCCAGCATTCATCATTGCATTTTGAATTCGTGCATGAGACAATGTTCCTGCAGTCATATTTGCAGAAGCATATGCATCAGCATTATCTTCAAATACCTGACCATCAAAAGCAAGATACCAGTATCTAGCACACTCACCGTGACCATAAGCAATAGTTGATGGAGCAAAAGTCTTCTTTGTTGTGTGTTTATCTACACGAGTGATCGTGTAACCTTCTTTAATCTTTGCCTCAAGACCCGCTATATCCATAGAGTGGATCGGCTTTTCTTCTGGCTTTATCATAACTGTATGTAGTAAATTCTTCGTCATTAGTTTTCTCGTTTCTATTAGTATAAGTATAGCAGACTATCGAGTTATGTATTTTAGTGCAGATACTAAATTATTGATAGATTCTGCTGCTGTATAATAAAGGTTTTTCTTGCCACGATCTGACTTGTCAACATTTGCCATCCAGGTTGCCTTGAATGCCATTTTAGCAGCAATGGCTTGAAGTCTTACTATCTCGACTGTAGCCACATTCAAAGGAATGTCTGGCTTGATAATAATTTTAGCAATAAAAGTTAAGGCAGTTGTCAATTCTTCATCTTGCATGTAGTCTGCAATCTCAGCCAAACCATTTACCATATCTATAGTAGTATTTTCTTGTTGCATCTGTTTATCCAATCCGATAGTTGTTGAAGTAATTAACTAAATAACAATAATACCCAAAGCATTTCGTGCTATGTTTAATCTACTCTTACAGGCTTTTTTCTTTTTTATCAAAGTCTTCTATGTATTGCATAAAGACTGGATCTGTTTTCCAAGAAGCAAGTCTTGCTTTTCTTGCTTCTGGATCTCTGGCAGGAAGATTCAACTCTTCAAAGTCTTTTCTTGTTGAAAAGTGCATAGTTAAAACTTCAGTGTTATCGCCTTCTTTAAATTTTACTGGCTCTCTCCAGTGTGCTTGTCCTGCGCCCCAAAAAACTAAAAGGTCTCCGTATTGAAGATTAAAACTTTTATCTTCAATTACTATTGGCCAATCAATATTTGCGTGTAACTGATAATCCATTGTTAGTTTAGAAAAATAGTTGTCAGAATCATAATGAACTGGCAGTCTTGGATTAACACCTGGACTATGTTCTTGATTATAACTTAAATAACTATTATGATACATAAAAACTTCTTCACCAATTAGATGAGAGGCAAATCCTTCGAGTTTTCTGCGTATAGATTCTGGGTACATGACCTCTATCTGCATTCGTGCCATCGTTGGCAAGATTAGTGGTGAGTAGAATTCTCCCAGATCCTTAGCCTTTTTTTGATACTCTATTATTGCAAATAAAACTTCTAACTCTTCCTCAGTGAAGAATCCTTTAAGTACATGTGGAACTACTTTTATCTTTGGCTCATATCCTGTATTCATATTACTATTATACACCATCCTCTACAAATTGCTCCAGTATGCTCATCTCAATTATAGCAAGCCTAACTTTTGAATTGCCCTCGCCCATTACAACAACTATGGCTGGATCTTTGCCGTTCTTAATTGCATCGGTAGTGGCCTTAGCCCAAACCTCTTTGTTTAGCGTAAAAGACTTGCCAACCTCTTTAAAGTCTACGACAAAGTTTTTCCAGGAGGCATCTCCCTTTTGCGTATTGCGTCCAGAGTTCTTGTGCTGCTTGGCACCTATTCTTTTAGACTCACTCTTCTCCGTCAAAATCCTTCTTCTTTCTTTTACCTAAATAAACCTTTGTAAGATGCTTATCTTTACACATCCAACTTAACATCTTTTCATCTGCATAGCATCTTAGTGTTGGAACTATGGCTTTGCATGTATGACAAACCCATTGGCCTTGGTATACAGTAAAACTAGCCATTTAATTTTGACTTAATTGATTCTTGCAAGTCAAGGTCCTCTCTAACACGATTAACAAATGCTTCTTTACCCTGGACTTTTGTGCCATCAGGAAGTATATACCAAGCACCTGTACGCTCTACAATACCGTTTAGTTCTGCTGTAGTGACCAAGTCGCCAATGGTATCAAGACCAATATCGTCACCTCTAAAGTAAAAATCATACTCACCAGACTGAAACCCTGGAGAGGTTTTTGAGAACTGGAGTTCCCACTTAATAGTTCTGCCAACCTTTTCTTCAATTAGTTTATCCCCTACTTTAATCTTTCCTTTAATCGCTTGATTGTCGGACTCGGAACTAAATAACTTAACAATGCAAGAAGAATAAAACTTAGTAGCCTGACCACCAGAAGGCTGCTGGCTAGTATACATAGCATTAATATTATTGCGAGACTGGGAAATAAGAACAAGAAGAGTAGGCTTAACCTTGTTGTTAGCATAA